TAGACAATACCGAGAGTAGCGACCCACCGTGGAAAGTAGAGACCTTTAAGGTGAAGTTATGACCCAGCCGATAGACATTATTAGCCGCGCCATGAAGGATATTGGCGCTCTAGCCGCTGGCGAGACCCCAGCCCCTGCGGAAGCCCAAGACGCTTTCGATATGTTGAACGATATGATTGACCAATGGTCAAACGAGCAGATGATGGTCTACTACAAGACCGAGATCATCTTCACCTTGACTGCGGGACAGACCCAGTACACGGTCGGCCCAACGGGTCAAGTCAACTCCACTTTTACAGGCTCAATATCAGGGAATACCCTAACGGTCACTAACATTACCGAGGGCGGGATTGCGTTGGGCATGAGTCTTTCTGGATCTGGAATTACCGCTGGAACCAAGATCACAGGATTTGGAACCGGAGCTGGTGGAAACGTGAACTACACCGGGACGTACACGGTCAATAACACCCAGACGGTAGCCTCAACCACAATAACCGCTTATTACGAGCGCCCCCTGTCGGTGAACTCAGCCTTTGTGCGGGTGAACACTAATTCCAACGGTCAGCCCATTGTTAATGGCGGTTTGGACTACCCCGTAGCTATCCTAAACCTTGAGAACTACGAGCTGATTGGTCTTAAAACCCAGAACGGCCCGTGGCCCAAGGCTCTCTACTACCAGCCATCAGAAGTTATGGGTAGCTTTTACTTCTGGCCCAACCCGTCACAGGGCGAGATGCACATATTCTGCGACACCGTATTTCAGAGGTTTAACTCGATCAACGACACCATTGTGATCCCACAGGGCTACATCATGTGCTTGCGCTGGTGTCTTGCGGAAAGACTTATGCCCATGTATGGCAAGTCCAACCCCCAGCAGCTTGCTATGATTAACGGGCTTGCGTCTCAGGCCAAGGCCACAATCAAGAGAACCAACATGAAGCCCATGCAGTCCGCTAGGTACGATGACGTTCTAGTGGTTGGTAAACGTGCGGACGCTGGTTGGATTCTGACCGGGGGCTTCCAGTAATGCCTGACTTTGGATTCGTAGGCGCTGCTTACGAGGCTCCCTCTATCACTCAGGACGCTCAGGAGTGCATCAACTTCTACCCTGAGTTAGACCCGACCAAGCCTCAGGGCGAGCGCGGTATCGTTGCGCTCTACCCAACACCGGGCCTAGAGACCGTGGCTATATTTCCTAATCAGGAAGAAGTCCGAGGTCTTAGAACCCTGTCTGGCGGGCAACAGGTCGTAGCGGTCTGCGGTGACTTTGTATATGTCTTAGAGGACGATTTGACCCCCGTGATGGTAGGTCAGATGAACACCTCAACCGGTCAGGTAGGCATTGTCGATAACGGGGTCAACGTCTACATTGTGGACGATTCCTATCGATACACATGGTTTATTAGCGCCCCGTCATCGGCTATCTTTACCGGCTCAATAAGCACGACCACCTTGACGGTGACCTCAGTCCAAAGCGGAACCATAGCGGTCGGACAGGCTATTTTTGGTCAGGGCATGGCCCAAAACACCGTGATTACGGCATTAGGGACTGGATCTGGCGGGGTTGGAACCTATACGGTTAGCGACTCCCAGACCGTTACTTCGACTACAATCAACTCTGTTGCAGCACCCGCTATTGTGACCGGAGCTATCTCTGGCACAACTTTGACCGTTAGCGCGGTGACCAGCGGCACTCTGAAAATAGGCCAGACGATTGAAGGCACAGGGGTGACCGATGGAACGATTATTACGGCCTTTGGGACGGGTTCCGGTGGTGCGGGAACGTACACCGTCAGCGCCTCGCAGACCGTCTCTAGCACCACGATATACGCCCTAAACTGGACGGTTCTACCCTCTACAGACGGAGCCTTTGAGGGCGGGGTAACGGTAGACATTTCAGACAACTACTTCGTTTACAACAAACCCAACAGCCAGCAATGGGCTGCGTCTGACCTCTTATCCCCGATTACTGACCCCCTGTCGTTTGCGTCCAAGGATGGCTCACCAGATGACCTAGTGGCTATTATTGTTGATCGCCGGGAGGTCTACTTACTGGGTGAGATGTCATCCGAGGCTTGGCTAGACGTTGGTTCCGTACCGTTTCCGTTCTCAAGGATTCAAGGGTCTAGCACCCAGCAGGGTATTGCTGCTGCCTTTTCCTGTGCGCGGGTGGGTAATTCCTTTGCCTACGTCTCTAAGAACAACCGGGGTGAGGCCACCATCGTCCAGATGAACGGCTACATTCCTCAGAGGATCTCTACCCACGCGGTTGAAACGACTTTGGTCGGTCAAGACGTATCTGACGCGATTGCGTGGACGTACCAGTTAGAGGGCCATGAGACCTACGTTGTGACCTTTCCCTCGATTGGGACTAACGGCCTGACTTGGGCCTATGACATCACCACAGGGCTTTGGCACAAGTGGCTCTACACCAATAACCAAGGTGCATACGAGCGCCACCGGGGTAACTGCTGTGCATTTTTTAACCAGCAAGTATTGCTTGGTGACTATGAGAACGGCAAACTCTATAGACTGTCTCTATCACAGTACACCGATGACGGTCAGTTAATACGCCGTCTTAGAAGGTGTCCCCATATAACCACAGACCTACAGAGACAGTATTTTGCCGAGCTTCAGATCCAGTTCCAGCCCGGAGTAGGGTTACCGGTCGGTCAGGGTCAAGACCCACAGGCCATGCTCCGCTGGTCGGATGACGGTGGTTTTACTTGGTCGAATGAGAACTGGGTCACCATAGGCAAGCAGGGTCAGTACTTCACGCGGGCCATGTGGAGGCGGTTGGGATTTGCGAGGGACAGGATATTTGAGGTAGTGGTCACCGACCCAATCAAGGCGGTCATTGTGTCTGCGAACCTGAAAGCGGAAGCAGGGGATAACTGATGGCCCAACTACCCCAGAATCAGGTAATACCGACCTCCCAACTGGTCAACGATGCGGGCAGACCCACCCCGGCGTGGCAGCTATTCTTTTTGAACTTGCTCAACTTTTCTAGCAGTTCTACGGCTACGGCTGGCTCTGCAACCCTACCGGCAAACCCACGAGGGTTTATCAACATAACCGTTAACGGGGAAGCTAAAAAGGTTCCTTACTACGATGTCTGATGTCATAGAACAATTTACTCCAACGCGAGAACAGATAGACACCTTGCAAAAAGAAATGTCTGCTTTGCCTCCGGTAGAGCTACCAACGGATCACTACTTTCACGCTGGAATGTATTGCAGAAAGTTGTTTAGACCGGCTGGAACTTTAATTGTTGGAAAAGTGCATAAGCAAGACCACTTTTTTATGTGCGCCGTGGGAGAAATTATTGCTTGGTCAGAAAAAGGAATGGTTACTTTACGCCCCGGCGATATAATTGAATCCAAGGCGGGAACCAAGCGGGTAACGATGGCGGTGACTGATTCTGTAGGGGTCACGTTCCACCGAACTGACAAAACTACGTTGGAAGAAGTAGAAGAAGAATTAGTCGAGCCAGACGAAACGTCATTGTACGGAATAGGTAACAAACTCAAAAATGGTGTAACCAGTTTAGACGAGGTGGAAAAATGTCTTTTATCGCAGCAGCAGTAATAGTTGGCGGCACAAGTTTAGTTAGCGGGTACATGGGGGCTAAAGCCGCCAAGTCTGCGGCTGGTCAAATAGCCGACAGCACCGCTTATGCGGCTGACATTCAAAAGGAAATGTACGAGCAAGGCCGTGAGGATCTTGCCCCATACCGAGAGCTAGGATATGAGTCATTAAAAGACATTGGCGCAAGAAAAGCGTTTTTGACAGGGCAGTTTGAAGATTATAAAGATCAGTACCTAGACCCATCAATGGCTTTTCGTATGAAGTACGGAACCCAAGCCACAGAACGGTTAGGGAACGTAGGCGGTGGAGCAATATCTGGAAACACTTTAAGAGGGCTCACGGAATTTGGTCAGGGTCTTGCTTCAACCGAGTATTCAAACGCATTTAATCGGTTTCAGACCGAGCGCGGAAACATTTATAACACCTTAGCCAATATAGCTGGTATGGGTCAGGGCGCGGTTAATACAGGAGTTCAAGCGGGTCAAGCAACCGCCCAAAGCCAAGGTCAATTAGCAGTTGGTGGGGCTCAAGCTCAAGCCGCTGGAACCATTGGAGCTGCAAACGCATATTCAAACGCTTTGGGTAACGTAAGTGATTTTGCAACACTAGCTGCCCTAAAATCGTACAAACCGGCATAAGGATTGATCATGGCTGACTTTGGAATAAACCCACAGATTCCGCTTGGCGCTCAAGGCGCAAAACGTACATCTCTCGGAGAGTTGTTGGGAACAGCTACAAAAGCCCTTGAGCTTGAAAAGCTGTCAGAACTCTACCCAAGTTTAATTAAAAAAACACAAGCCGAAGCAGATACTTCTGAACTTGCGCTGCAACAAAAACGAGTTCAAGCAGTAACAAATAATTTAACTGCGGCTATCAATGAACCGCTATTAGTTAAATTAGAACAAGACCCAAATTCTGTGCCTCAGCAAGAGGTAATCTCATTTCTAAAACGATATGGAAATCAACAAGCAGAAATTTCTGGAGTTCCTAAAGACAAAGCAGAACAAATGCTTGCCCCGTACTACCAGATTGCACAAAATGATCCGGGTCAATTAAGGCAGTATTTTAAGACTCGATTGCTTGCGGGCTTAGATGATTCAAGCCGTGTATCTACAATGGGTGGAACTAATCCAATGGGCTTGTCTACAATTCCTCCAAATCAGCCAGCTTTTAGAAGGCCGGGAGTTACTCCAGAAGCTATGACCGCACCTTTGCGCGGCCCAATACAAGGTCAGAATTTAATGGTTGCTCCGGTTACCGAAAATCAAGTTGGCATTTCTGCTATTCCGGGTGGCGCACCAACGATGGCTCAAGCTCCAGCTCCGATGGCAGCTCCGATGGCAGCTTCAATGGCGGCTCCGATGGCGGCAGGGCAGATGGTTCAACCAGAAGTATCCAACTTTCCATTGATGTTTGAGCCCCCAGCAAGGGCTGGCATCCAACGGCCTAAACGTGAAGGCGAAGATAAGGCTATTGAGTTTGGAACAACATTGCGTGGAAACTTGGCTAAACGTCAATTAGATTTAACCAAGTCAAGAAGCGATTTAGATGAAGTAATTCGCACCGCAACAAAAATTGACAAAGAAGCAATTCTTCCGGAAACAGGTTTAATTGGGGCAGGAAAAAGAAAAATTTACGAAACTATTGGTGACCCAACGTACCAAAAATTACGCAAAGATATTGCTAATGTGGTCAAGTCTAATCAAGACGCATTGTCGGTTGGTGGAAATTCTGTTGCCGGTTTAGAACTAACCAAAGAAGCCGCTGGTGATATTACATATGATCCAACGGTAATTATTGATATTGCTAGAAGGGCAAAAGCAGACCTAACTAATTTGGACATGATGGCAACCGGTATGCAAAAGCACTACCAAAAATACGGAGATGCAAACGCACAACGGTTTACTCAAATGTGGTCTGCAAATGCCGATAGCAAGATATTTCAGTTAATGGACATTAACAGAGACATTACTGATCCAAAGTTGCGACAAGCCGCAGCCGGTAAGGTTTTGGAAGGCATGAGCCAAGCTCAACGCGAAGCTCTTAATCAAAAGTATCAGCGGATAGTTAGATTGACCAACACCGGAGACATAGCGCAATGAACGCCCGCGACCCGTATCTCCATCAAAATCTGACACCGGATCAGATTTCTATGATTGAAGCTGCAATACGGAATACCGTAGTAGATGGCGTTCCCATAGACCCAAGAGATACGGTTAGCAACCCAGAACGATTCAATGCTTATAAGCTGGAATTACGAAAAAAAATTTTTGATATGTTGCCAAAGCTCACTCCTGACAAGGCTCAGTATGTGGACATGGCTACCGGTCAAAATGTAGGAACTACCCGTCAGGTGTCCATGCAAGGCGGCGATCCAATAAGTAGCATGATCTTGGGTGCTGGAACCCAACAAGCAGCCCAACAAGCAGCCCCACAAGCAGCCCCACAAGCCGCCCCACAAGCCGCCCCACAAGCCGCGCCAGCAGATCCAATCAGTAACCTAATACTAGGAACGCAAGCACCGGAAGCAGCCCCACAAGCAGCCCCTCAAGTTGCCCCAACAGAACCTAAGAAGCCACGATCACTCGCTAGTTACGTTGGCAAGCCGTCTGACATTGGCCCTGCGGCTGCAAGCCTTGCAGACGTAACTTTGGGAAATGTAGTACCCGGAGCAGTTGGGGCCGTGACATACGCTGGCGCTCGCGCATTTGGTAAGAGCCCACAGGAAGCCATTGCGCTACAAGAAAAGGTAACAAAACCCTTTACAGACCCATTTGGTAGGGCGTTTGGAGTTACTGAAAGCCCAGCCTACAAGGGCGAAGCTGGTCGGCAACTAATGGATTTTGTTAGCAAAAACATTAGTAAGGGTGCAGATTGGATTGCGGAAAAAACCGGTCTACCAAAGTCAGACGTTGAAAATATGGTGGGAACTGTAGCTGCTGGAGCTGGTGTTAAGGCCGGTCAGGTAGTTAGCGCAAAGACCGCCCGACCGTTTGATACCGGAGCCCCAGCAGTCATAGAAGGTGCAGCTCCAAAAGTTGAACCCACCATCGGAAAGCCAAAAGTTAGTTACGCTGAATTTCAAGCAGCTCTACAAGAAAAGCGCAGGGGTGGTGGCACTTCAACAATGCCCACCGGCACAATTTACCAGCCGTATAGAGAAATTCAGTTTTCTAGTAAAGGCCCGGTTGCCTTAACCGAACAACAGGAACGGGCAAACGTATTGCAAAGGGTAGGGTTTGAAGAAGCCCGCCAAAGCGCAATTACTGGTAATAAGTTTGACGCTGGAAGCGAATTCCAAACTAGCAAACTAGACGCTCCAGTTGGCAAGTTATTTAGGGATTCGTTTGAAAACGAAAAAAATAAGTTATTAGATTTTGGCAATCAAATTATTGACCGAACTGGCGGCTCAATTGGGCTAGACGAACAGACGTTAAGATTGCGCGGAGAACGGATTGTTGCGCCATTTGATGCATTTAAACAAGAACTACAAGGCCAAATGGCTAATGCTTACAACCAAGCCAAGCAAGTAGCGGCTGGTCAGCCAGCAGTAAATCCAACAAATCTACAAAAGTTTCTTAATACAGAGTCAAATTTTACAGTCAACGATAGCTTTATGTCGTTACGCCGTGGCATCCAATCTCACCTAAAAGAAAGCGGACTATTAGATGACAAAGGCCGTGTTTTACCAATGACCGTGGAACAGGCTGAAAACTTACGTCAATACATTAATTCCAACTGGAATAATGAGCGTTCGCGGCTTGTTGGTCGGTTAAAAGACAAAATTGATAATGACGTTACAAAAGTGGCTGGCGAAGATATTTACAAGGGCGCAAGAGAAATTAGAACAAAGATTGGACGTTTGCTAGACGATCCAAAGGGCGTAGCCAAAATCATGGACTACGACCCGCAAAACCCAATTAATCGTGCGGTTCCTTTTGAAAAGATTGCTACGTCAATTGAAAGCATGAGCGTAGACCAAGCTCGCCATTTAATTAAGTTGCTTAATGATATGCCAGACAACTTAAAACCAACAGCTCAACAAGCAATTAACGAAATTAAAGGCCATTTTGCCAATCGCTTATTAGAGCAGGGTGCTAAGAACAAGGGCCAATGGAACGCAAAAGGCGTTACTAAATACTTAAATGATCACAATGACAAGCTAAGAATACTGACTGATGACAAAGAACTTGGTCAGATGGTTCGAGATTTAAACGATGCTGGTCATATATTGCAATACGATGCGTCATATCCCGGTGCGGCAGTCCAAGCTCATAATTTTATTAAGTTGGGTGCAGCTCCGTTGCTTGGAACTTTGGGAACCGGAGTTGGCGGCTCTATTGGTGGGGCGTTAGGTGGGGTTCCGGGTGCTGGTTTAGGCGCAACGGTTGGTGGAACTCTTGGCGCAAAACGCGGTATACGCATGGCTGAACAGTCTGCGTTACGGCGAGGCCAAAAGAAAATGATTCCTCTTAAGAATATAGGCAAAGGAAAATAACTATGGCAGTCAATCTTTCGCCAATTGGCAACGGATTTCAGTTTTTCGATAACAACGGTGCGCCGTTAAACGCCGGTAAGATTTACACCTATCAGGCCGGGTCGAGTACGCCTTTGGCTACTTACACCAGCAGCTCGGGGCTTACGGCTAACGCCAATCCAATCATTTTAGGGACAAGCGGCAGACCGCCAAACGACATCTGGTTGCTTGAGGGTTACTTCTATAAGTTCATCCTGAAGGACTCATCAGACGTAACCATCCAGACCTACGACAACCTTTACGGAATTATTGGCGCAACCCCACCGGCTGCAACTCCAATCCCTGCGGGCGGTATTTTCTTGTGGTCTGGGTCAATTGGGTCTATCCCTGCGGGCTACGTCCTGTGTAATGGATCTAACGGAACGCCTGACCTGAGAGACCGGTTTATTGTTGGTGCTGGATCTACCTACGCGGTAGACGCGACCGGGGGTTCTGCCAACGCTATCGTAGTGGCTCACGACCATACATTAAGTGCAAGCGGAACAACGGCTGCAAATGGTAGCCATCAACACACCATCAATTCAACTAGTGGCGCTCCAATAAGAATTAACTTAAACGATGACGGACGTTTTACTGGAGATAGTGGAACCGATTGCGGTACAACAGCAACCGCTGGAAGCCATGACCATACTGTGACCGTTACTGGAACGACCGCCTCTGCTGGTAACTCTGGCACAAACGCCAATCTGCCCCCGTACTACGCGCTTTGCTACATTATGAAAACCTAAGATGGATTGGCAGACTGTTATCAATCTGGGGTTGGGTACGATTGTGGCTGCAATGGGTTGGTTTGCCCGCGAGCTATGGGACTCTTTAAAAGAGCTGCGTAAGGACACCCACGAGATAGAAAAGGAACTGCGTGAGCTGTACGTCCGCAGAGATGACCTCAAAGAGGTTCGAGTTGAGATGGCTGCAAGGTTCGACAAGATAGAGAGCTTAATCGGATCGCTATATGATCGCCTCAACGACAAGGCAGACAAATGAATTATGAGCGACATAGATCCAATCATTGCGGCGGCCCAAAGTGCAACCAAGGGCATAAAGTCGGCTATACAGTCTGGCAAGGAAATCAGCACCGCCGTTGAGTCCATACAGAACTTTGGGGTTGCGGAGCTAAAGGCTCGCAAGGCTTACAAGGTACGCCAAAGGACAGAGTTTGGTGACATTACGATCATGACCGCCATGACCGAGTGGCGTAGGCTCTACCGGCTAAAACAGATGGAAGATGAGGTCAAGGAGGTTCTCTGCCAGCAGTTTGGCGAGGACGAGGGCCGTATCCAGTTTGGCAAGGTCTTAGACATCAAGGAAAAGATGCAGTCAGAGTTTCGGGCCAATAAGGACGAGCTGGGCCGGGATCTAAAGCTCTGGAGACAGACACAAATCTATGCGGTATTGGGCGCGTTCTTGCTGGTCAGTATTTATTACATCTATAAGGGCCACTTGTGAGTCAAGACACCTTAACCAAGGTCTTGGCCTATGTGGATAGCCCGTTTAAGCTATTTGCGTTGATCCTGATGGCGATCCTAGCGTTTGCGGGGTACATCGTTTACGACCATAAAGACCTAATTGTTGGGACTTATAAGGAACACCAAAAGCTCCCCCAGATAGCCGAAGGTAGGGTCGATGACGCGGCTACCCACCTCTTTAAACATACCAACGCCCAAGTGGTCGCTATCTTCAAGGTCAACCCCCTGATTGGCTCGCGGGTCTTATATCGCGCCTATACAAAAGAAGGCCGTGACAAAACTATGGAGGGTTTAGACGTTGGCCTATTTACGAGCAACGCCAGCAATAATAAGGACGTAGTTGCTCTCATGGCTAACGAGATCCCCTGCGGGGAGTACAAGGCAGCTCAATCCGAGGTGGGGCTTTGGTACATCGAAAAGGGTATGACCTTTGGGTGTAGGGTGAGCGTCCCACCAGACCATAGCCGGTTCATAGGCCAGATTACCGTGGGTTGGGCTACACCGCCCGCCAACCTAGACCAAGCAAAAACCATGTTGCAGATTGCTTCAACTATCTTAGCGAAGGAGAAAAAATGATCCCAATCGGTATGCTTTTAGAAGTAGGTAGCAAGATCCTAGACAAGGTTCTACCCGACCCCGAGGCCAAGGCGAAAGCCCAAGTTGCGCTTATGGAGATGCAACAAAAGGGTGAGCTTGCTCAGATCCAAGCGGACATGAACGAGCAAGACAACCTGACCAAGAGAGCCGAAGCCGACATGAAGTCAGACTCTTGGCTATCTAAAAACATCCGACCCATGACTCTGATCTACATCCTGACGGCCTACCTAGCCCTTGCAATCATGGACGCTATGGGGCTAGACATTTCCGATACTTTTGTATCCCTTTTAGGGCAATGGGGGATGCTGGTAATGTCGTTCTACTTTGGCGGCAGAACGCTTGAAAAAGTTATGGATATGAAGGCCAAAAAATGAACCTATCCGAACACTTTACCTATGACGAGCTGGTGCGGTCTGAGACCGCCGAGCGTAACGGTTGGCTCAATATCCCGTCCAATGCTGAGAAAGAGAACCTGATCCGTCTCGCGGCGCTATTGGAACAGGTCAAGGCTGCGGTTGGTGGGAAGCCCGTGATGATCAACTCGGCCTTTCGGTCGAAACAGGTCAATGACGCGGTAGGGTCTAAGGACACCTCCCAGCACCGTCTGGGCTGCGCGGCAGACCTACGGGTTCCCGGCATGAAGCCACGGGAGGTCGTAGAGGCTTGTATAGCGGCCTCTGTGCCCTTTGATCAGATCATCCTAGAGTTTGACTCTTGGACGCACATCAGCGTCCCAAACACCCCAGAAACGTCCCCACGCGGTCAGAGTCTAATCATTGACCGGCAGGGGACTCGGGGCTACAGTTAAGACGCTTTCTCTTTGCCCTTTGGGGCTTGACCCGGTCTAGGCCGGGTTCTTTTTTAGTACAGCGGGGCGCACGTTACATCTATCACAACGTCCCTAGTCACCCCTCCCACGGCCCTGCGTCCGTAGATCACCACAGCCCTAGTCCTAGCCGCCTGACAGTCCTGAATGGCGTTTGCGGTCTCTAAGCGAGTCATGGCGTGAACCTCTTTATCCACTATAAGCTTCTGAGGCGGTGGGGTAACGCTATAGTCCCCGGGGTTTGTGGTGGCGCACCCGGTCAGGGCTAAAACTATCAGTAGTCTTTTCATCTTTTTTTTCCTTTTGTGAGCATACAAAGCAGACCATCGCGATCATCGCAATCATCCACAGAATAAAAAACCAAATGTCGGCAGCTACTAAGTGTGAAATAAAAGTCATGGCTCACCTACCTCCTTGATAGTGACAATTACCTGAACGGGTTTGGCCTTGTAGTACCAGTACAAGTTTCTAGCCAGCCACTCATTAGCCGCCCGTTGAGTTCTAAATGTCAAGTTCTTAAAGGCTTCTTGCGGCATCGCACCATGTTCTATCTGAACGTAGCGGCCCCTTGAGTCTTTCAGAGCCCAGCACTTAACTCGGTTCGGCATTTTTACCAATCGAGGTCAGGGCTTGCGATAACTGCCAGCGCATATCCAAAATGATCTGCGTAATCTTTTCGTTATCGGCAAATGCCGGGGTTCTAGTCAGACGCTTTAGTTCCGACAGGTTTAGGTCGAGCTTAATAATGATTGACGAAATATCTTCCATAAGTCCCCCTAGAAAGGAATGTCGCTATCTAAATCTTCAATCTTGGGTTCCTCGCGCACCTTATCTCGCGGGGCTCCAGCAAACTCTAGCTCATTTAACCTCGCCCGCAGGGACGTTCCGGTAGTCCCGTCCTTACGCTTGTATTCCTCCAAGTGAGGTTCGGATAGGGTCACAAATAGGCTCTGGCCCTTGACTAGGTGGCTCTGTAGCTTCTCCACGCGGTCACCCCACATGGTTGCGGAAATCCATTGCGTAGGCCGCTTGCCGTCCGCACCTTTCTTGCCGTAGTCCATAGCCAGCGATAGATCCATGACAGGCTTTCCGTCTGGTGTGTAACGAACTGCTGGCTCCTTGCCGATTCTTGCTAATCCAATCAATAACATTTTTAGTCCTTATCAAAGTAAACAGCTTTGTTGTTGTAGAAATCAAACAGGGCTTCACACTCAGCCAAGAACTGCTCGGCTGCGTCCTCAACGACCTTGATCTCCTCCGGGGTAGGTTTGAACTTCTTGATGAATAAGTCCTTACCCTCACCCATTCTTGGATCGTAGGAAACAAACCAGACCGGCTTACCCGTGACCGCCGCCTGTAGGGTCATCTGCGGTTTGTATTCCGCAGGGACTTCCTGATTGGCGATGTACTTCATGTGGGTCTTGGTCTTGGGGCATTTAACCTCTATGAGCGACCCGTCAGACACATAACCGTCTGGTGAGCATCCCAAAAACTCAATACGCGGGTGGTCAATGAACGGGGTGTCGGTCACGATCAAACCGGTCACGGACTCAAACCGTTCCTTAGCTGCGGCCTCTTGCTCGACCCCCCATTGCATATCAGATGTCGTGTACTTATCCGCGAAGGTGTTGGTGATCCTCTCGGCTACAACCTCATAGCGTAGGTTTTCGCGCTCGCTGGATTCCTTGCCAGACTTTAAGAAGTTCATAGCCGCGCTCATACGCGAGGCGGTGAGCTTGCCCAGCCGGGCGTTCCACCAGTTCCCATCGAGCTGGTATGGGTTGGCCTCACGCATCTTTGGCCCCTTTGAGTTCTGCGCCTTTATGCGCGGCCTCAGTCCTGACCAGCTCGCGTTCCTCTGGGGTTAGAGCTTTCCAGAACACCGACAGAATCTCAGAGCTTGTTGCCTCATTGATCAGCTTGACCAGCTCCTCTTTACTCTTGGTCGCACGTTTCTTAGGCGTGGCTTGCTGATGGATAGCGTTCTGAACCTCATTGGCAGACGCAAACTCTGTACCGCCAATCCCTAGAGCTGCAAGGCTTCTCCCGTGGGCCGAAGTCTCCGCGTTCTCAAGGGCTGAAGTACCGTTGATCTGCGAGGACTTGCGGTACTCCTCGGCGTGACCTGTTGCTAAGACCCTGCCGGTCTCATCCGCAATGATGGACTTCATTACCACGCAGTCAGAGTCACGAAATAAAACTTCTGACGTAAGCGACCAAGTTGGGTAAGCCTCACGGAACTTCTGAACCCGCAAGGCTACGGTCATGTACTCCTTGCCTTTAATATTTACTATGCCTGTATTCAAGTTATTCTCCTTAGATAAACATCGCTAGAACTGCTACGAGTGCAAACAACGCACCAGCTATTAAATCACCAAATTCTTCTTTAGTCATTTCTTCCCCATGTAAACGTAACGAGCGTAACGCTCCTTGCCTTTCACGCACATCACCGTGTTGATCGCCATGCCTTTGGATCGCAGATTAAAAATAATGTCTGCAAGGCGTGTGGCGCGATACAACTGAATTGCTTGCCACGATGTAATGTGTCCACGGGTTTTCAAATGCTTAACGACTTGATTTACTTTGCTCATCGTACTTTCTCCTTAAAGTTTCAAATTCATCGGCTAATTCAATTAAACGCGCTTTCATGTTTTCAAACGGTTCTGGTGATGTTAGAAAACTTAGGTCGCGCATTGCTTGGGCAACTCCTAAACACTTGTACGCAATTAAATCTAGTTCGTGGTTTGTGATTGGCTCCTCTTGTTGTTGTTGTTCAAGTTCTTGCTGGTGGTGTTCTGCGTCAGTCATTTCGTTGCCTCACAGTCTTGGTGGTCGGTGATAAAACGCTCAAGGCAGTCATGGTCAGACGTAAAGATGCGACCATTGCAATGAGCGCATTGGTGGTAATAGCCTTGGGGGGTTGTTACTTTGAGGACATGGTCAACAGGATCATCCCGATATATTGACCAAGTTTGTGATGTTGTCATTTATTCTCTCCGAAGGTGGGGGCCGAAGCCCCGGTTATTAAAAGTTTATTGGATTGAAACCGTAAGGTGCAACGTATTTAACTTCACCAGACTCTGACATGATAATGTCACCAACTGATACAGAGTGCATCGGAGCGATGCGTTCAATGTTTTGCTCTGGGCCGATGTTGCCGATGTCAAAAACGTCGCTAAAGGAATCTGCCTCAATAACTGCAACTTTTTCGTAAAGGTCGCGGGCCGCTGCAATTGCTTTGTCTGTGGGTGACATGATGGTGTCGAGGAACAGCTCGCGGATTGCGTGGGTGTTGCGCTGCTCATCTGACAGGTTGATTTGGAAAACTGTGTATTTGCTCATTTATTCTCTCCGGTTAGTTACGATCAAAGTGACCGTAGAAGTGATTATCCAGATTAGTAAACTGTTTGCAACCCCTTTTTCAATTATTTTTATATTTCCCTACAAAGTGTAGGGTTAATCTAACTTGGACGGTATTGGAAACCGTTACAATTCATGCGTCGGAAGTGACACCCCGGCGTTTGGCACGAACGTAGTACCCAGAACCCTTTAGTGGGGGCTTGTAGTCATCGTTTGGTTCGTGCCCGATGCTGGCCTGTCAAGCCCAAGTCTCCACTAAAGGGTTTTTCCATTTCCGACTGCGCGAAACGCCAGCAAAGTAGAAGGCGGGGATGGGATAGAGGCTTGGGAATAAGTAGCCCAAGAGCCGGGGTCGACACCCGCTATATCCGTCTAGTAGTGGGCATGGCTACCTAGAGTACCGTTGTTACGGGATACATCTCCATGTAAGTCTGGCAAAAACCTGTTTTTGCTAGTTGGTCGGTCTTTGGTCGATAAGGACTTGCAAACAGTTTCTAAAAGCCCTAGTATTTCAGACATGGATACAGAAAACGTAGGCAATTTAATCGCAAAAGTCCCGCAGGGCTTGAGTCCTGACGAGTTTTTGATGGCTCTATCAAACCTAGTTGAGGCACAGACCCGCGAGGCTTGCGCCCGTGAGATTGAGATTGAGGTCGAGGATTACGACCGGGACTACCGGGAGGTTGGTCTTGAACTGGCAGCTCAGATAAGGCAAAAAAAATGACCCGTGACGATATAGAACACCTAGCCCTGTCGGTTGGGATGATCAGAACTCAGGGAGACCTGATTAAACCGCTTTGGACGGCCTCAGATGCCCAGATAGCCAAGATGCTAGAGGTTGTCATCGGGGACGTTAAGCAGAGCGCCTCCGAGGTTATGGTGAAGGCCATCAAGAAGGCCGTTCAGTACGAGCGAGCTGAGTGCGCCAAGCTCGCCAGCTACGTCAGTAAAGAGGCTGCGAAGTCTATACGGGAGCGCGAGGATGACTGACTTTGAGACCTTTTGGAAAGCCTACCCTAAGAAGGTTGCCAAGGGAGACGCTCGGAAGGCTTGGAAGCAGACCGACCAGATCCGTCCACCCCTTGCGGAGCTATTAGAGGCGATACAGGCTCAATGCCGGTCAGACCAATGGCGCAAGAATGACGGTCAGTTCATACCCTATCCAGCCACGTTTTTACGCCAAGAGAGGTGGTCTGACGAGCTTAAAGTTACCCTGCCGGGAGTGGTTCAGGGCAAGGAATGGCATGAGACGTGGCCCGGAATACAGGCGAAGGCCCGAGAGCTGGGCATCGATGAGAGCCAGTTTACCCACCCTCAAGACTTCAAGAGCGCAGTTATGCGGGCATCGGTCAAGGTTGCATGAATATTATTGAATTTGGAGACTGCCGGGAAACCATGCGGAAATGGGCTAAAGAAGGCGTAAAAGCCCAGACTTGCGTGACCAGCCCACCCTACTATGGGCTTAGGGATTATGGTCGGGATGAGCAAATAGGATTAGAGGAAACCCCAGAGCAATACATAGCCGCTATAGTCGAAGTGTTCAGGTGCGTCAGGGATGTTCTGGCTGACGATGGAACTGTCTGGTTAAACATTGGGGATAGTTACAACACATCCCCTGCTGGAAACAAAACATGGGGTGATGGTGTTGGGACTAACAAAGCTTACGAAGAAAACCAAATACATCATGGTAAAAAAATAATTAAATCTCTGAAACCTAAAGACCTGATTGGTATTCCTTGGCTGCTGGCATTTGCCCTACGCGCCGATGGCTGGTATTTACGCCAAGACATCATCTGGCACAAGCCAAACCCAATGCCTGAGTCGGTGCAAGACCGATGCACTAAGGCGCATGAGTATATTTTCCTACTAAGCAAGTCGCAAAAGTATTACTACGACCATGAAGCCATAAAAGAACCTCTTAAGGGAGAGCCAGAAGTTAGGGACAAAAATGGCGAGGGGTATCAAGCAGACTACGCTCATGGAGACAGGTTTAGCAAAGGTGCTAGAGTGTTTGGTGCGGATGGAATGGCAAACAAAAGGTCTGTGTGGAGCGTTCCTGTAAAGCCTTATTCTGGAGCGCATTTCGCCGTATTTCCGCAAGAACTGATTGAGCCATGTATATTGGCTGGTGCGCCTGTTGGAGGTATTGTTCTAGACCCGTTTATGGGTTCAGGAACCACGGCACAGGTAGCCCAGAATTTAGGTCGGCAGTACATTGGTTGCGAGTTAAATACCGACTACAAGCCCCTGCAAGACAAGCGGGTAGCCCAACAAGCATTGGTTCTATGACCTGTGAGAAGTGCGAAAAGGGCTCGCGGATCTTCAATCTGCAATGTTTCGGCTGTCGGGATAGGCTTGTCATGGGGATAGACTGCAAGGTATTGAGGGAGATAGAGGCCAAGTATTTGGACATGAAGTTTGGGTTCCTGCCTGATTACAAGCGTGAACCCCATTGCGGGTGTACCAAAACCTGTTTGAGAAAATCGAGGCTGCGTGAACAATAAGCTCACCGCCCCCCAAAGACGGCACTTGGCGGCGGTCAAATCCCTGCCCTGCGGGGTTTGTGGAGCTGCGGAACCCTCTGATGCCCACCACATCGAGCAGGGGCTCCAGTACACCTGTATACCCCTTTGCAAGGACTGCCACCAAGGAAGCCACAACGGTATCCACGGTCGCAAGGCTATCTGGAACGTATTGAAAAAGACCGAACTGAGCGTACTGAATGACACAATCGAAAAGCTCACCCGCTAGGCTCACCCTGCCGTGGCCCCCAAAGGAGCTGAGTCCTAACTACTCAGGCCATTGGGCTCCGCAAGCGTCAGCCAAGAAAAAGTATCGGTTTGCGGTCAGGATGCTGGCCCTGCAAGAGAAGTGGGAGATACCCGAGGAAGGCCCAATATATCTGGAGGTGGAGTTCTACCCCCCGGATAGAAGGCCGCGGGATAAGGACAACATGGTTGGTGCTTTCAAGGCTGGGCAAGATGGACTTGCGGACGCTTGGAAAATCAACGATAAAAGGATTGATTGCACATATAAAGTGAGCGATCAAGTAAGCGGTATGGTGAAAGTTAAACTTTTAGGAGATAAACCATGAAAAAGGTATTAGCAGCAGCAATCCTGATGAGCGCAAGCGTAGCCTTTGCAGCTTGCCCCGTGTACGCCCCCTACGGCTGCGTTCAGACCTACGGCGGCAAAATGAAGTGCGGTTGCGGAGTACGATAGGCTCTGGAGGGCGGGACAATTGGATGCAACGTGAGATCCGGTTGTTGT